TTCTATTAAGAGTTGAAGCTGTAAATGATTTTTTAAATCCATATACTTCTGCTGAACTTGCATTAGAATATATTAATGCATTTCCAGCAGGATTTACAACAAGGGCTTGTCCTGCTGATCCAAGTGTACCTAAACCTGTACCACCTCTAGCTGTTGATAAAATTCCTGAAGTAATATTTCCTGCACTTACATTAGAAACATTAAATGTGCCAAATGCAATAGCTTCTACAATATCTCCATTTGCTAAAGCTGATGCAAATACAATACTACTTCCGCTAGAAACAGTAACATCAGCACCATTAACCATCTTAACCCCATTTTTATAAACATCTATAAATCCAGCATCATAAGTAAGACTTTCAGAATTATCATCATTGCCACTTAAAGTTGTAGGTGTTCCTGAAACTGTAAATTTATATCTTTTAGAAGTACCATTTACAGATGATCCTGCATTTTGCCATCCTGAACCAGTAGCAAAAACTTTTAATTGATTACTTGTAGAATCAAAATACAAATCTCCATCATCTAATGCTGAACCATCAGGGTCTTGTGTTGGAGCAGAAGAATTTGCACCTAAATAAATATTAGCAAAATCATTAACCGCAGATAAATTTGATGCTACTTGATTAACATTTGCTATATTATTACCAACATTTGATATAGCTGTACTATTGCTATTAGCAGTAGTTATTGCAGATAAATTGCTATTTACAGTTGTAATAGCAGACATATTTGAATTTACATTTGTAATTGTAGATATATTTGAATTAACAGTTGAGATTGTAGATAGATTACTATTTAAATTTGTAAGATCACTAGATATTGCACCTAATGCTTGTATTTCTGTAGATAAACCTGAAACAGTCGCTAAACCTGAAGATGATATTGTAGTTTCAATATTACCATTAGCATCAAATCCCATTAATTTAGATTGTCTAGTTGCTTTAGCTGGTAATGTAATTGTAGATGAAACTGTATCTGTATCTAATAATTTAACTGATCTATCTGATTGTTGTTTTATATCAGACAACATAGATGTCATTGTATCTAGTTGTGTATTTAAAGATGTTATATCAAAAGCACCTGTTGTTGGAAAATCAGAAGTTCTTTCTAAAACTATATCTCTAATAATAACTATTGAATCATTTACTGTAGCACCAGCACCAAGAGTTACTGTACCACCTGAACCAAATTCATATGCATCATCAGAAGCAGAAGCAGTACCAGTTATTTTATATTGTGATGCTGAAGATGGACTAGCATTATAAGTTAATAATGTTCCATTCTTAAATACTTTTACATCTGCTACTTTAAAAAATTCAAAGCCAATAGTAAACGCAGTTTGACCTGCTGTAGCAGTATATGTATTTCTAGGTGTATTTTTATTACTCGCTATAGTCATATTAATTTACCACATCATACAGTGCATCTGATCCTGCATTCCATATGTTTTTAAATTTTTTATCCCAATATAACAGATTTTGCAAGGGAATCATACGCCTTAAAGTATTTGATCTTTCATCCCATCCGCTATCTGTACCAAAAGCAAATAAGAAATCAGCAATAATTGATGGCCCTGCTCCTGTAAATTCTCCAATAACATCAGCAGTATCAGGATCGCCAAATCTTAATTCTTGTCCTAATGCTGGTCTTATACCTGCACCACCTCTTGTTATTGTTTCTAACATAAAGTTAGCATCTGAAAATATACCAAATACACCTGATAATTCTAATGCTCTAATCATTTTTTCTTCTGTAGATTTTTGTGTCCAATATCTAGGATTCTTCATGTAATCTCCTAACATAGCTAAACCTACCATAGTAGCCATTCCCATTATAGGAGCGGCATCTCTACCTTGTAATCCTGATATTAATAATTTTCTGTTAGCGGCAATACCCCAAGAAAAGAATTGAAATGGTAATCCTAAATATGCATTACTTAATTTACCACCTAGTCTTGTTTCTTGATAACCTAACATTTTACCAAATGAACCAAGACTTTTAAATATAGCATTTGATGTTTTAGAATTTAATCTAATAACACCTTGCATCATATTAAATTTATCTGTAGCTGTTGGTGTTATAATAGTTCTTTGAACATCTCCCCATATAGCTTGTTGCATTTTACTTCTAGCTTGTTTACCACCAGTTTTAGTACCCCATTGATTATAATTTGCATACAAAGTTCCATATTTTAAATCTTTTTCAAATGGCATTTGTGCAATAAGTTTTGCTGATTTTTCATCAATACCATAACTAATTAATCTTTTCTTATCAAAATCACTAGCAGTGCCTTTACTCCATTTAATACTATCTTCTAAAAATCTATGTGCCGCTACCATAGAATGAATTTGTTTCCACATTTGTGTATGGAAAGTAAGTAAGTTTAAAAAATAAAATGGCCCTTGTGCTTTGTTTAAACCTGATGCTATTTTATCAAATACTTTATTAAATTTACCTTTACCAAATCCTTGTATTTGACCACCTGTTTCTTGAAATCTTAATCTAGCTGATCCCATTTGAGATTCTACAATAGGTGTCATCCATCTTATTTGTTGTAATGCTTCTCCATATAATGCTGTATTTTGTGCATGAGATTTAAAAGCTACATTAAATGTTTTACCAAAACCAGCAGTCATAAATGGTCTAGCCATATCAGGAAATGCTGAAAATATTACTTTACCCATGTATGCTAAACTTGCCCAATCTCTTAATGCTTGTGCTGATCTTCTTCCAAATGATGCAGGATCTTGTGTAGATAATCCACCCATCATTGTATCTTTAGCATCTTCAAATGCATTTAATGTTTCATTAATTTTAGTATTGTCTTTTTCTGATTTAAGTTGTTTCTTAATTAACTTTCTTTCCATTTGGTATAAATGTATTTCCATATGTTTATCTCCAAAGGTTCTAGCTACTTCTACAGCTTTACTCATTCTTTGATTGTAGTTATTCATTAATGCTACTACATCTGTTTCTACAAATTCTTTTACATCTTTAGTTGGTATATCTAAAACTCTTGACATCAATGGTCTTACACCTGCTTTAAATACTCCATCAGTATTAAAGTCATATCCAAGAATACTATCTCCATCCATTGTATTAGCTTCTGTATCTACAATTCTATTGTATGTATTTTCTACTCTTGCTTCGATAGCTACAGGATCAGTAGAGTAACTAATAGTTTTATCTCCTACTCTTTTAAAAGGATATTTAACATAATGCATTCTTAATTTAGCTTTAAACAATTTAGGGTTAGCTAAAATTTTATCTCTTGCAAATAAACGATTTATATATTCTTCAGGGTTTGTATATGGTGGAGAGATAGTTCCATCTTCTAATTCTTTTTGTATTTCTTTAACTGCTTTTTTTCTTTTCTGTAAATAAGATAATAGTTCTTTAGTTCTTTTTTCTTGAAACTTATTAAGTGGTTTAGTTTTAATATCTGTTTTTAAATCTTCTATAACACCATCTATTTTTAATATTAAATTATTATATGATCCTTGTGATGCAAACATTCCTAATTCTTCTGCATCTTTTCTAAACCTTTCATAAAATTTTCTTACTGCAACAGCCGCTTGTTTAATAGATGGATGTAATCCTGCATCATTAAATATATCATTATCTATTACTGCATCATGTACTTTGTCATTAAATTCAGGTTGAGTATATTTATCAGGATCTTTTTGTTGTCGTCTATTTAATCTTTGCATTGCATTTTCATATGCATCAACAGCTTTAATTCTTCCTACTTGCATATTCATACCAAGTATTTGTTTTCCATTTGATTTGTCTGTTCTATATAATTCAAATGCTTTATCTAATTCATCTTTAGCCATTATAAATTCAGCATTCCATTTTGTTTCTGATTCTACTAATGCTGACTTCATAGGAGGTAATCCTAATCTTTCTGCTCTTTGACTTGATGCATAATCTCCTATTAATCTTTGTGCATCCATAGCAATAGATGGATCATTTTGTTTATTGATAATTTTTCCGAAGTTAGTAAAATTTTCTAATACTTTAAATATAGCTTTTGGCCCTGATAAATCTGTTTGTCTATTTACACTTACTGCATCTTTTAGTTCTGCAAGTGTTAAAGCATTTAATCTATTTTCATATGCAACTGCATTTTCTTTTTGACCTTTTCTAAAATATAAAGTTCTATTAATTTCTTTCTTCATTAAAAATGAAATGTAATCATCTACAGTTTTAAATTCACTTTTAGCTAAAGGAACAATACCATCTATATTACTATACATATGTTCATTTTTATAATACTTAGCCCTTACTGCTGTTTCATTTATTTTAACTGTATTTGTTTGTGAGTCATATGATGCAAGTCTTTCAAATCCACCCTCTCCTTTATTTGTTTTTACAACTTCTACTTTGGCTTCAGCCGCATCATCTCCTACACGATAGTTAAAACCATCTGCTTCAAAATCTCTTCTACCCTCTGTTTTATGATGTGCTTTAAAATATTTTTCTGTAATTTTATTTATACCACCTTTATCTTTAATAGTTTTAGATACAGCATTTCCTAATGCACTTCTTTCTCTACCTGCTCTTCCTAGTAAACCAGTTAATGCTCCACCAAATAAACCTGCTGATGCTATGTAACCTATAGTTTCTTGTGATGTAGCTGTTGGATCAAGATTTCTTCTAATAGGTTCTGTAGCACCTACTAGCCCCATAGATATTAATGCACCTCTTCCTGCTTTCTGTGCAAATGACATACCTTTAACAAGAGGTATTGGTACAAAATTTTCTGGATTAGGTAAGTTACCTAATAAACCTGCACCTATATTTCTAAGAAAACCATCACTTGTTTCTAATCTATTTCTTCTTGCAAGGTTAGTATCTATTACTGCTTTAATAAAATCATGATGTTCTTTGTTTCTTACTTCTTTAAACTCACTAACATATTCTTCATAACCAGCTAAATTATTTTTTTCAAATGGATCATACAATGGATCAATGTCTAAACTAAAATTAAAATCATCTTTAATATTGTTTCTTTGAAATATTTGCCCTACCCAGTTAAGCATAAACTCATCTCCAACATCATCCATAAATCCTTGTGGTGTTGAAATGTTAGCTGTTCTGTTTAATGGTAGTCTTGAAGTAACTGATCCTACATCTCTTCCAATAGTTAGATCAATATCTTGTGGTGTATAAATATTTTCTATTGGTTCTGCCATTAATCTATACCTACTATAAATTTATCTGCTGGACTTTTTCCTGTTAAAATATCTTTAGCTTCTAATGATTTCATTTGTCTATCTTCTTCTACAGTTAGACCACTTTCTAATATTCTGTTATCATCTTTAAATTGTAGATTTTGTTTTTTTGCTTTATCAATAGAAGATTCAAATTCTTTTGATCCTACCATCAATGTTTTTTTAGTTGTGTAGTCTAACTTAGGATCATACAAAATAGGAATACCATTATCATCTGTAAGTATAGTTGGTATATCGTTTTCGTTTAAATGTACTATATTATATTTAGGACTACCCTCAGTAAATGAAGATGGTTGTAAAAATATATTCTTACCAAACTTATATTGAAAAGGATTTTTCTTAGTAGTTAAACCTACATCTTGTTTATATTCACTAGATGATTTAACTAATTCATTAATAGGTTTTTCCATCCATTCTACAGTTTCTTTTCCTTTAGCATTTGGTAGTGCAAAGTATTTACTAGCTGGTAAATAAACAAATCTTTCACTAGGTAAACTATTCCAGCTTTTATCAGATGGTGTTTCAAAAGATGTAAATGTATATTTATCAAATCCAAATTGACTATCAGGACTCATTATCTTTTCCATTGATTGTTTTACATAAACATCAATATCACTTTTAGAATTTATTAATCCTCCACCATTAAGTACCATTCTATGTACATCTGTTTTTACTAACTCATATATTTTACGAGAAAATATTGCATCATCAAACATCCAATCAGAAGCAACATGGCCCTCTATTTCTGACATAATTCTTGCATTAAGATCAGTTTCACTTACTTTACTACCTGAATTAATTAAATGTTGTTTCATATTACCGCTTTTAATATTACTAGATTCTCGTTTATTATAATAATCAACAGTTAAAGCTATTGCTTCATTAACTGGCATAATTGTAGAATAGTTATCAATAGTATTTATCTTAGCTATTGTTTCTTCTTTTAAATCTAACAAAGCCATATTGCTAAGTTTCATTGTAGAAGTAAAAGCATTTTTGCCATCATTAGATTTAGTTCTAAATGATGTAGTCATATTTTGTATTGCAGGTATTAAACCATTATTAAAGTAAGTTTGTATTGCTTGTTGATTGTTTCCTGCAAAAGATGATTCAATTTGATTAACAAGAAAATAAGGTAATTGATTTGTTGTTCTTAAAACATATTTAACAAATTCTAAATCTTCATATGCTGACATATTAAATGTTTCAATAGGTTGTACTCCTGTTAGATTATTATATCCTGATGCTAGTAATTCAATACTATCAGGAGTCATTAAACTTTCTTGTATTTCTTTTTTAGATAGATCGCCAAAATATGGTGGCATACCTGTAGGGCCATTAGCCATAGCATTAGATAAATAACTATTAAATAAATTACTTTTAATTTTACTATCAAGACCACTATTAAAATCAGTTCTTATTTTAGATACTCTTAATGCCATATTACCTTGTGCAGTAGCATCATTGTTAAACATTTTAGAAATCTCAGTATTTTTAATTACAGTACCATTAGATAATGTAATTGATTTAACACCACCTTGTAATATTTGTTCAAACTTTAATAAATCATCTACAACTGTCTTTTGATCATTCGCACTTAAATTAATATAATCTTTTGGTATAATAGTTTGTAAAGTATTAAATCCTTGTTTAGTATTATTTAACTGACTTATTGTTAAATCTCCAGAAGCTACTGCATTATCATTACCCTCATCTTTATATGTATTTATAAAATCTTTAATTTCATCTTCCTTTTCTGCTAATACTTCTTTTGATGCACCATTAATTAATAATGAATCATACTCATTTGTCTTTATTTTTAATCCATTTGTATATTCAAGGTTTTCTCTTTTTTCTTTTCTATCTAAAAATTTAGATTCTACTTGAAACCAATGTTGCTGTGTTTGATCGTTACTGTATGTATTTATTAATGTTTTAAATTTAGGTTCTAAGTCTGTAAGTATAGGTTCTATTCTTGCATTAACTATTTCTTTAAATCCATCTCCATTTCTATTTTCTTCTATTGCACTTGCTCTTTCTTCTATAATAATATTTTTAATTGTTGATTGAACCTCATCTCTATATTTATTAAATATATTTTTTTCATATGCTTCTGCCGCACTTTTATTTGTAAACTTACCAATTTTTAATTCAGGTACAGGCCCAGTAACAAATTGTTTTTCTACTGTGCCATCAGGTAATGTTACTTCTTGTTCTACTTGTGAGAATACAGCATTTTCTGCCGCTTCTTCTCCTATTTTCTTTCCATACTTTTGTAATGTTTTTAAACCTTGATCTGCAAATTGTGATGTTAAATTATTAAGAGCATTAGCTTGTGTAAGTGATGCATCAGCTAAAGAGGCAAATCCACTACCTCTATTAACTCCAATCATCTCAGAGTATTTAACTTCTGTTTGTTCTTTCTTTAAAGCCATTAATCTAAAAACCCTGCTTCATTTGCTATTGGATAAGCACCCATAAGTGATCTACCAATAGTCTGTAATCTATTTGATCTAAACTTAGATTCAGCCGCTCTACCTGATAAGTCTGCTTGTGCTTGACCATACAATGCCGCTAATCTTTTTTCTGTGCCTTTTAGTTTAAGTCGTTGTAAATCTTTCTTAACTATTTCTTTATTAGATTTTAAAAAAGCTCGATAAGATGAAGAGTCTGTAGTTATATTCATCTTACTAAACAATGCTCTGTTTTCATTTAACTGTGATAAATATTTTCTTTTTCTATCATTCTCAGCTTGGATAGTTTCTATCTCAGCCGCATCTGCCTGCATTTTAAATTGTTTCTTTTGGAACTCAGCTTGTTGTTGCTGATATATCATTGCTTGTTTTTGAGCATTGATACTCATCATTGTACCACCAGCTATTAAACCTATCTGTGATACTGCCGCTAAGGTACTAGCTGTACCTGCTGATGCTCCCATTGTTACAAATACTGCTGGATGACACATTAGTAATATACCTCTGTTGTTAAGCCCAATATCCTCATAGGTACTGGAACTGATTGACTTATTTCTAAATTTGGTTCTAAACTATAACCTAACACATATACCTCTTTCTTACCTGTAAAACTTTCTATACCGCTAGATGTATTTAACGATACTGTTGTTAGAATTACATCATTAGAATTAATTTGTATATTATAAGTTGAAGATAACTCTACTATAGCTTTACCTATTTTTCTAGGATGACCAGTAAGTTGTCCACCCTGAATAGTCGCATCTATTGGTAAAGTATGTACTGTTGGGCTATATAATAATCCTATATCACAAGCACTAATAGGTGTATCAAAAGATACATTTCCATTTGAATCTACTGTGCCATCTCCATAATAGAATATATTACCACCCTCTGTTGATCCTGCTGTTGCATGAACTGTTTTTCCTACAAGATTAGGTGTTGAATTAAGACCTGAGAATACTTTGCTAGTAACAAATTGTAATGCAGTATTATCTGCTTGAGATACTGATGCACTTATAACGATAGTGTATTCTCCTGAATTACCAGTAGCAGTTGCAGACTGTATCGTATAGGTTGTACCTGATCCTCCAAATTGAAATGTTTCTCCTTGACTTGGAGCATTTGTAAATCCATCAGCTATAAAAGTTGTAGAAGAAGATATAGCACCTTTAACTAATGGTGTTCCATGTGGTTGATAACTTCCTGATATAGTTTTAGTTACTGTACAATCTGTAGGTACATCAAAGGATGTATTAGAAAATTGTTCTAAATTATAAACATCACTTCCATTTATAGTTCTTTTTACTACTGCATAGATATTACCAGTTGTACAAGCAACAGATTCATATGTTCCATCTGTACTCCATAACACCCATCCTGCTATCTTCTCTGCTCTTTGAGAAGTAAATACACCTATTGTTCCATCAGTATTAACTAAGAAGAAAAACTGTTCTGTTCTTTCTCCTATAGATGTAATAGTTGCGGAATCAATAGGTGTATCTATTAGGTGGGAGCTAAGCAAAGAAATACTATTAGAAGTAAATTCCTCTGCACCACTATTGAAGAAAAACTCTCTTACTGTTTTTCCATTATTCTGTATAAATATAGTTGCACCATCAAATCTTTTTGGCATAGCTTTTACCTGTATGCCTAAACTTGATTGTCTAATTATTTGTATATCAGTTGGTGTAATAGGTTTTGATACTTGTGGTTTTAAAAAAAATTCTCCTGTACTTGTAAATATTTCTAATGTCTTTGAAGATGTTAAATGTCTAATTTCATTAACTTGATCTGAAGCTATTTGTATTTGTACTGAGTCTGCATCTTCAGCAGTACCAACATCAAAATTAAAAAAGTCTGCTACTTTACTAGCTTGTATTCCATCAGGTAAAGCTGTTACTCCACCAAAAAATAATCTTTGTTCATGAAATGTAACTGTTCTTGGAAAACCATTTACTGCACTAAATACTTGTTCATCCCATACTGTAGTAGGAGGATGTCCTGCTATAGTAACTCTTACACCTCCACCATCTACTGATTCATTTGCAGTATCACTAGAATCTGCTGTAAACTCATAATGATTATCATCTATTACTGTAATAGTTCTTGTGCCATTCATATTACCTGCCGCTAAACCATTACCATCAGGATCAAATATATCTTCTGCTCCAGCTATAACTATACTAGCACCTGTGCTAAATCCATGTTGTACATGAGTTACATTAACTACTCCTGATCCTTGTGAAGTTGCAAATGGATCTTCATCTAAAACTATTTCAACATCTTTTTCTAATGTAGCTGTAACTTGTGTAGAAGATGTATATCCAGTAATAGTAAGTTCTGATCCATGATACCTTAACTTCATACCTACATATGATGAAGTAAAATATGCTGAAGATGTAGTAACAGTAACACCTGATCCTGCTGTAGCTGTACTAATATCTAATGTAATACTATCATCTGCAAATTTAAAATATGGTTGAAATGTGTCTGCTCCATTTTGACTTTGTTCAAAACCAAATGCAGTTCTTGTAAATGTAGTTGCTCCTACTCTAGTAATAACTTGTGGTACAAAATTTTCATGTACTATAATCATGTTATCTCCTGATTGAGTATAGTTCATTTCAAATAATTCTGAAGTAACCCAAGGGCATGATGATAATGTTGCTACTAAAGTACCATTAGTAGAATAAATTTTTAATGCTTGGTTTTGAAAAGCAAATACATATTCTTGTGATTCATTAAATATAAATGGTTCTATTCTTGAAACAGCACCTAAGTCTGCTCTGTAAACACTACCACTTCTTCTTTCAATACCACCCTGATTAACTGGTATTACATTTCTTGCTTTTTTTAATCCCTGACCATAAGCCGCTAGATCAACACGAGATAATATTTTTGGATCAAGTTCTCCTCTTAAGAAACTAGCTTGATGAACCCTTTGTCTTGCCATAGTTCATCCTATCTAATTCCGCTCAACGCTGTATGATTTCTAGTATTTCTAAATCTTTCTACTTCCATTCTTCTTGTAGTTTGTGCTTGTGCATCTAGTCCTTTTGCTATTGCAAGTTGGGCTATTGCTCTCTTGTGATACAATTCTGATAATTGATCGTTTCTTGCTATTGCTCCTGCAAATAAAGACGCCAGTTCGAAAACCAGCGTCTGTTTGAAGTATGGAGGAAAATCACTTTCACTAGGTTGGAAAGTGTAATCTGCAATAACAATATCACTAGATGTAGTATCTGTAAATAAATTTTGTCCATATCTGTCATATTTAATAACATCATCTGCTACTGTAACTGTGTGGATAACTAATGCATCATTTGGTAAAGCATATGAAGATTCATATCTTGCATCAGGATTAGTTGTATTTTTACTTAGTTGAGATTGTTTACTTGCAAATCTCCATCTACATCTTGTGATTAAATTTTCTAATGTTGATTCGTAAAGCTGACTTGCTACTTTTGATTCTGTTGTATTCTGAGTAAAACTTGAGATTGTATTAGCACCTACTAATACCATTGCTTTGTTGCATATATCAAATTTACTGTCAGCCATATTTAATTCTTATACTAGATATGGGGGAAAGTAAACTCCCCCCATACCATTTGTTTAAAGTACCAATTAACCAATGATAGTTGTTACAGTAGCCGCTCCAGTTGCGGAACTTACTACATGCATATCAATAGTCCTTGTTCCTCCAGTTGATGCTACTACAAAAATGATGTCATTTTGCTTTAACTCATTTGTAGCATCATTGAAGTAACCACTCGATCCAGTTTGACCTGAACTTGTACCTGTTGCGTCAGTAGTAGTATAGTAGAATATACTATTTGCACCACCTGCAACCTTTTTTAGATCACTTTTTACTAATGCCATAGTTATCTCCTATTCTGTTATTTGTACTTTGATCGCACCATTATTATCAATCATAGTTGAACCTAGACTCATATAAGATGTGATTAAGTTACTGACTTTTTCAGGAATGTAGTTCACTTCAGTTCTAATTTCAGAACCCATAGCAGTACCTAATGCTGATCTGTGATAAGCATGGCACTCTCTAGTTGATCCTGAGATTGAAAGACCTGAGTGTGTAAACCACATGAAACCAAGCCATCTCTTAGCTGTTAAGCCACCTGCATAAGGAAGTTGTGCTTCCCCTACATATTCCGCTCTAGAAAACTGATCTAATTGTAATAAATCAGCCCAACCAGCAGAAGATACTACAAAGTATCTTTGGCCATCATCAGGTATATCTCCTGAACCAAATGCTTCATACACTGTAAATGCTTTTGCTAGAGTTAATCCAGCAGAACCATGTGCTACATTGTTTGAGTTTGATCCAGCATCTAATACATCAATGATAGTCTGGTCAGTTTTTCTACCTAAAGCCGCCGCCGCAGATTGAGATAGGACTTGTCTTTCGTCAATGTTAGTTTTCAATTCATCTAATCGGTCTACATAGTCTGCCGCATAGAAGTCTGAAAGAGTAACATCAACAGTTGAGTGAGAGATATCCATAGTTGGAACTTGTGCATGTCTTGATTTAGACACAGCAGTACCAGTACCGACTTTTTGGAATCTCGCTTGGCTACCTTTTACATTATTTACTTGCCTTACAGTATTACGCAGTTTTGAACCCATACGCTGATAAGCCATATGAACTTCAGACTCGAACTGCTTAATAAAGGCAGTTGAAATAGATGTACTCATGTTGCCTCCTTTTTGTCGTTGTTGTTGTTATTAATTAAGCAATTATCTTTTTTGACTTAACTCGGTTTTCCATGCTGGGCCGATTTCATTCAAAATAGGTTGCATCCCATTTTTGACTACATTATGTAATCGTTTATAGAAATACAACACTTTTACATTTTTTACAAGCATAGGTTTAGAAAATTCAAACCCTTGCCATTTTAACCATCTTATACTTGTTTGATGCTCTTCAGTTATATAATTACAAAGATAATCATAGTTTTCTTCTAGGTAATGTAGCCATTTCTTATTCCTTTTAAGAAAATAAGCATAGTGTTTATCTAATAAATCTGATGCTAAGAACCAAATTGTGCCGATTTTATGATTGTTTCTAGTAGGTACAGCACCAAAAATAGCAACTACTTCTTGTTTAGATTCTGTTAATATTGTGAAAGTATGTATATTTTTTCTTCTAGTAAATCTAAATGGTTGCAATAATGCAAGTAAAGGATCAAGCCCCCACAAAGCCAATTCATATCTATCTATTGACTTTAATCTAGGGGCTAAATCGAAACAATGTTCAGGTGTAGTTTTTTCTACTATTAGTCTATTCACGATACAATCTAGCGAAAGCATCATCTACTTTTCTCACATAAGACTCATCTCTTTCTTTAGGATCAAAGTATCTTTTATCTTTCATCATAGATCGAACATCCTCTACTGTTAGAGGTCTTTCAGGTTGTGTAAAGTTTTGTGCATTAGATATAGTTTGTTTATTCATATTCATCATCTTTTCTAATGCTTCTATACCATCTACAGATTGACCAAGCGTTGAAGATATTGCTTCGTATTGTTCAGGTGTAAATTGTGAAGATGCCCAGTTATTAACTGCATTTAATCTTGCATCAGCATTTTCGCCTAGCTTTTCTTTTTCAGCATCTATATCAACTTGATTACCTACATACATATCAACATATTTATTTACTCCATCTTGGAATACTTCTTGATCGTATGCATTTTCATAACAAAAGTTTTTCCACCATTCTGTCATAGGATTGGCATTTATTATTTCTTCTGTTACTCCCTCAGGTAATTTAGGTAATTCATAACCCTCTACCTTTTCAGGTCTTTCTGCTATGGCTTCTTGTTGAAGTTCATCAACAATTTGATCTCGTAATTCTTCTTTCTTACCACCTACATACTTTTCAAGGTTCGTATAAGACTTACCAAATTCTTCCATATTAACTTCGCCTTTATCTGTATTCCAAAACTTTTCAGGTATATATTCTGGTCTAGGACTAGGTTCAGTAGTTGTTGCTTCTTGCGTTTCATGTGAAACATTTTCCTGTGGTTGTTGTTGTACAGTTTCTTGTGTCTGTTCAACAGGTTGTGTTTGTTCTTCACTCATTGTTTTTCTCCTTTACTATGTTTTGACTTTTTCCCTTATTGACTCTACGCTGTATTAACCCAACAATATATCTTTGCCCCTCTAAATGTCTTAGAGAGTTATCAGATATTTCAGGCCCAGCTACCGACTCAATGGTAATTGATTTTAGGTATTGGAGAACTGACAATCCAATGTCAGTACTAAACAATGCTGTACAAGCACTATTTAATTTTTCTTCATCATCAGAACTTCTTTTAAAGTTATCCAAACCTATAAGGGCTTTATTTTTTTGTTCTGCTTTCATTCTTGTTATATCCTTAACATCTTTTTGATTACACTTCTAGGGTAAATATTTCTATCCCCAAATCCTATTTCGCCATTATCATTTTGATAGCTACTAAAAGAATGTACATATTTCTTAGTCTTTTTAAATATATATGCCTCAGTTTTAATTAAAGCACAATGCATATTATTAGTTTCATTGTAATCTGTAATCGTGCTATCTCCAACAATATCTTCCCAAACTATAAGATATTTGTAATACTTCTTATCTCCTACAACTATAGGTTTACTCGGTTTCTTTATACTCATCTATCAATATCTTTTTTAAAAACCATATAGCTTTTTTGATGTCTGTTGATCCACCTTTATCTCTATGGCGAATAATATATTTAATAGATGTAGCATCTGCATATGGTAAGTTTTTAACATAGTCATATGTCTGTAATTTTTTACCACAAGTACATTCTCCCTTTTGATAATAATCAGGGTTTATTTTATCTGTCATACTATTTCTCCTATCCAGTTACCATTTTTATCTAATACCATTGGAAGAAGTCTTGGTATTCCATTTAGTATTATTCCACAGCCAATAATAAATCTTGTTCTAAAGTTTTTAGCATATGAGAAAGCCATTGACTTTTGATTGATTAAACAACCTACATTCATACCAAAGAATATATCATCAGGA